CCTTATTGTGACGTCTGCAACGGGTGCAACGACCGTTACCACGGCCAATGGCACCTGATCCTAGATATTGATCTAGGTAGAGGGCGGGATGTTTTTGCTTCTCCAGGCATCCCGCCTTCGTCTTACCGGGGGATCTTTTGGCAGACACTTCTATAGATATTTGCTCTAGGGCGCTCATTATGATCGGAGCTTCTCCGATTACGTCTTTTTCTGACGGCAGTACAGAAGCCACCGTAGCGTCAAACCTATACGAATATACTGTACGAGATATTTTAAGTCGCCATTATTGGAATTTTGCTACTGGTCAAAAGCAATTATCAAGACTTGTAGGCGAACCACTTAACAAATGGGATTCGGCTTACCAGCTTCCGGCTGATATTTTGCGGCTTTCTGCCGTTTTTGTGAACGATAATCCGATTGCTTTTGATGTTTATCAGGACAATGTTTATTGTAATGCTACAGTAAATGATGTTGTCTATGCAGAATATATTTATAGAGTTATAGAAGAATACTGGCCTCCGTATTTTACGAAGGCATTGGAATTTGAGTTAGCCTCTATATTTGCCTATTCCGTAGCTGCTCAAGAGAATCTTTCTAACACTATGGAAAAGCGCGCTATTAGACAACTTGCAATTGCGCGTAATATAGAAAGCCAAAGCCAGACAACGAAGCGTTTGAACGTACAAAGATACCATCAGCTTCGAACAATAACACGGGGTTGATATGGGAGTAAAGCAACTCCAGACGAACTTTTCTTCTGGGGAACTTGGCCCCTTGATGGATATGCGTAGTGATACTGGTGCATATTCAAACGGCGCTCGCCAAATCCGTAATGCTATGATTTTGAATCAGGGTGGTATTTCACGACGCCCAGGTACAACTTATCTAGCAACATTGTCTGGGAACAGACGTATAATTCCATTTGATTTTTCTATTGATGAGCAATATGTCTTTGCTCTTGGTGATACTGTATTAGATATTTTTGACAAAAATGGAACCTTGCTGCAAACTCTTACTGGTTGCAGTTGGACATCTGCTGAATTATTTTCCCTAACATATACCCAATTTGGTGATGTGATGATTATCTGCTCTCCGCAGATAAAAATTCAGAAAATCCAAAGAACAGGTTTATCTACATTTACTATAAGTGATTTTGAATTTGCTCATGCTACCACAATGGCTGATGTGTATCAGCCATATTATAAATATGCGGCAGATGATATTACACTTTCGTGTAGTGGAACAACCGGTTCTATTACTCTTACAGCTAGTGCAAGCCACTTTACATCTGGGTATGTTGGCTTGAGACTACGTTGGTTTGAGCATGAAATAGAAATAACTGGATATACAAGCCCTACGCAGTTAACTGGGACAGTACAGAAATCGCTTGAGGCCAATCTTGATATAGACGCTTTTCGCACCTCTGAGGGAAGCAGCACAATAGAAGTAACACATGTCAATCATGGAATGGCTACCGGGACTGTTGTCACAATAGTTGGGGCAAATGGTTTTTCTGGAATCTCCACAAACCAAATAAATATAGCTTCCGCAACTATCACCGTAATAGATAGCAATAAATATTCTTTTGTTGCTGGAGCTAATGCCAGTGAATCAGCTGATGGTGGTGGCCCACATATCAGGATACAGGGAAGCAATATAGCGACAAGGCAATGGGATGAGCCAGCTTTCTCTGAGGTAAGAGGATGGCCTGGCGCTTGCTCTTTCCATGAAGGACGCCTGTGGTTTGGTGGATCTTATTCTATACCCAATGGTATTTGGGCATCTATGATTGGTCTTTATGATAATTTCTTTGTTAAAGAAGCATTGGATAATGAATCTATTCAAATTCAGATTAGCTCTGAAGATTTCTCTTCTGTCCTGCATTTAGTATCTAATAGGCATCTTCAAATTTTTACAGCATCTGGCGAGTTCTATATTCCCAAGGGAACACAGGGCGGCACTATTACTCCGTCAAATATTTTTATAGCTCGGCAAACACCATACGGTAGTTCTTCTATTACTCCCCTGCCATTTGATGGCGCAACTACATTTATACAGAATAGCAAGAGTGCTGTTCGTGAGTTTATTTATACCGACACCCAGCAATCATATAACTCTCCCAATCTATCTTTATTGGCTGGCCACTTAATTAACAATCCTGTAGATATTGGAATATCTTTTGGCACCTCTGGCCGTCCTGAACAATATCTATATGTTGTAAATTCTGATGGTACAATTGCTGGATTTTTATCTGCCCGTGCTGAGAAAATTGCAGCATGGTGCTTATGGAACGTATCTCATAGCTCTGGCACAGCTAACTTTAAGTCTGTTGCCACAGTAGGCAGTAAAGTATTTTTTGTCGTTCAACGTGGACCTAACTATTATTTAGAGTTGCAGGCCAATACAGATACCGATCTATCCTTGGATTGTTCGAAGACTTATATATCTGGAAGCCCTACGACCACATGGGTTGTAGATAGCCAATATTACGACTCTACCGTATCGGTTGTTTCCGGTAATTATTATATTGGTGATTTTGCAGTAGATGGGTCTGGGAACTTAACTGTTTCGTCAAGTTTATCTGAAATTACAATAGGATATTCTTATACTGTTGTTGTAGAAACACTCCCGGCAAATGTTCAGTTACCAGGTGGGTTTTATACAGGACGATCAAAACGTATTTCTCGGGCAATTTTAGCTCTTGATAGTACATTAGCTGTGTCTGTAAATGGCAGCAATTTTATTTTACGCCAAGTTAATGACGATCTCTCAGAAGACCCAACTCCTTTTACTGGGAAAACAGACTTTTATATTTTGGGATATAGTCGAGATGCAACGATAACTATAACCCAAACTGAACCATTACCAATGCGATTGCTTGGAATAGCAACAGAGGTGACAGTCTAATGTGCGTTAGTTTACTTATAGCAAGCGCAGTTGTTTCTACAGTAGGCGGTTTTGTCCAGGCGGGAGCCAGGTCGGCTGCGGCGGAAGGGGAGGCCAACTGGCGTAACTATCAAATTGAGGTACAAAATAGGCAGCTTGCAGCGGAGAAGGAACTTGTTCGTATTCAGGCTATGCAGGCAGAAACTAAAAGACTTGAAGAACAAAGAATTACTGCTGCTCGCAATGAAGCTTTCGTAGCTGGCTCCAACATTTTGTACAATCGCGCAGCTTTTGATATTCAGAAAAAAAGCCAGGAAAATGTACGCAAGGACATTGCTGCATTACGACTCAATGAAGCAACAACTGTATCGCGTATTGCAGATCAAATTGCTGTGAATCGTGCAGAGGGTCAGTACATGCGTGACCGCGCTGGCCTTATTAGCGATGCCGCTTATGTTGATGCCGCATTTAGTGGTATGTCAAGTATGTTGTCTGCCGGGTATAAGGCCGATTATTATAAAACAAGAAACTTAGTTCCAACAAACTTAGTTCCATATAGGTAAACACAATATGGCCCTTGAACCAGAGAAACAGCAAATTGGCGTTCAAATGCCACAAAGGACGTTACGCACATTTCGTCCAGCGTTCCCTGACATCCAGCTTCCTGGAGTGCAACGTCTTGCTCGCACTATGGAAAGCATTGGAGAATCTGAGGCGCAGGCCACAGCTAAAGAAACTGCACTAGATGCGGCTCGTTCTGTATCTATTACCGGCCAAAACGGGGAGCCTATTAGGCCACCTACGCCTGATGAGTTTGGTAGATATGCTAAGGAAATCTTTGATAAGGCTATAGATTCAAGATACAATACCGCCGTTACTCAGGACGCGCAGAAAAAAATATTTGATATTTTTAACGAAAACTCTACAGATCCACAGAAAGCATTTGAACTATCCAAAGCACATGCGACTGGAGTTATTTCCGCTGCCCCATTGGCTAATAGAGCGGAGCTAGAACGTGATCTAGGCAGCCAAATCCAAAGTCAGTATCGTGGATTTAGCTTACAGCAATCACGAATGGATCGGTATAATAACGCTGTCGGCCTTAAAGAGCAGGCAGCAGATCATGAAAAAAAGGCAACTGACGCCCTTCAGCGCGGTCAAGTAGTAGAAGCTGATGGACATTTTGAAGCCGCCAGAAGAAAGCTTGAGATTCTAGGACAAATGCGTATGCTGCCGCCTGGAAGACTGGAAAGTTTTGATGAGAGGCGTTTATCTATTCGTGGCGCTACTGTATTAAATCAGGCGATCAATTCCAGAATACAAGCAGGTCAAATAGAT